GTTCAGTTCTCTGAAATGGATAGCGATAACTTCCAAAAGAACTTGATTACTGTAAGAGTTGAAGCTCGTATTGCATTCCCTATCTATTACAACAATGCGTTTGTATATGGTGATTTCGGTAACGTAGCTTAATCTTAGATTAATCTAAAATACAAGGGGTAGCCTAAAAAGCTGCCCCTTTTTTATGTCCGCTATATTTTAGTTATTTTTGTAAAAACAATGGCATAATGCAAATAGTAAGAGATATAACGACCACAGTAGCACCTACAGCCACAGTCGTTACTTTAGCGGAAGCTAAGAATTACCTTAGAGTAGATTATAGTGAAGATGATACTTTGATTACATCTTTAATCAATACAGCTCAAACAAGACTTGAGCAATATGCAGGTGTCGCTATGACTCCTAGAACTTTAAGAGTTGTAGCTTATGTAGATAGCTTTATAGAGTTGCCTTATGTTCCTACAAACACAATATCAGCAGTAGAATATTGGGATAGCACAGCTTGGGTAGCAATGTCCGTTGGTGACTATCAGGTGCTTGGTGAAACCACCAAAAAGGTCTACATGACTAGCATTTTCGATAACGAGTTTAGGTTTACTTATACTTGTGGTTACGCTACTACACCTACAACAATGAAGACTGCCCTTTTAAAGATGGTTTCAGACTTATACGAGTATAGAGAGTCATCAGTTGAGGCAACCAAGCCTTCAGCTAATTTGATGACCGCATACGAGCTTATGAAGCCATTTAAACGCATAAACGTAATTATCTAATGATAGGAAGATTAATGAATAGGATTACTTTCCAAAGTAAGACTAGCGTATCAGATAGTGCAGGTGGGTTTGTAAATACACTTGCAGATTATTATACTTGTTGGGCTGAAATAGCTAGAGATAGCGATTCAAGAACCAATATAGCAGGAACTGATGGCTTTGCTACAGATATCACATTTAGAATTAGATATACAACATCTAAAGTCTTTGATAAGAAGTTGGTAATCAGCTTTCAAGGTAGATTATATGTAATTAACTCTGTCATTAACGAACAAGATCGTAATAAGTATTTTTTAATAGGCTGTTCAACACTTAAATAATGGCAGCATTTAGCATGGGTATAACTGGCTTAGATTTATTGCGAAAGAAGTTTAGCAATGTTAATGAAAGGCTTGATAGGCATATAGTTCAATCAATTAATCAAACATTGGTTAATATCCAACAAGATGCTAAATCAGAAGTAAAATATAAATCAGGTGCATTACAGAGAAGCATAACTCATAGAAAGGTTGATAAAAAGACATTATCTGGATATGTTAGTGCAGGTAATAAATCTGTTAAATATGCCCCTTATGTTGAATTTGGTACTAGATTCAACATAAATTTACCAACTTTAGTAAATATAAGTCCAGGTGAACAAAGCAAGTTCGCAAGGCAATATATCAAACAAAGCCCTAAAAAGTTCACAAATCAGGCAACTAGACCATTCTTGATGACCGCATTTGATAAAAGGTATAGTCAACTTTTATATACTATAAAGGAATTTAAGATATAAATATATTTCATTAAATTTGTACAAAATTAATACCATGACAATTACACTAAACGAAGAGCAGGTAAAACAATTAGACGCATTCATCCAAGAATTGCCAACTAAATATGGTTTACCTTTAACTCAGTTCTTATCAAAACTTGCTCAGGAGCAAAATCCTGAAGAAGTAAAAGAGGAAACAGAAGCTTAATGAAAGATTGCGGATATGCTATACGAAAGGCTTATGTAGATAAGTTAGCATCACAAAGTTTTTCTTTGGGTGTTTACGATACTATTGCGCCTGATACCGTAGAGCCTCCGTTTTTAATCATTAGTAGTCAAACATCTATTGAGAATAGTGACAAACAGAGTTATAACTTTGACGTTACTATCCAATTTGATATTGTCTATAGAACATTTAAGTCAGGTGAAGTAGGGCAGAAATCGGTAGACCAGTGGGCTAACGAATTGTTAGTGATCATAGGCGTTAATGTGCCAGATTACCCAAGTGCTTCTCCTGACTTTAAAATAGTCACTCGTAGAATGTCGTCTAATGAAGCTACCTTTGACTATGTTGATGAGGCTTATGTGTTTAAAAGAGTCATTGTATTCGAACATTTTGTAACTCAAATATTATAAAAAATTAAAATAAAATAAAATGCCAACAACAGGAATTTTTAATGGTACAAACTTGGTAGTATTGGTAGGTACTGAAGTAGTAGCTCACTCTACATCATGTTCTTTATCAGTAAGTGCTGACTTACCAGATGCAACAACTAAATCAAGCGGTGGATGGGCTGATCAAATCGCAGGTTTGCGTTCTTGGTCTTTAACTACAGATGGTCTTACTACAGTTGAACCAACAGGTACAAATTATGTAGTAGGAGATATTTTCTCTGCTTTAAATGGTAGAGGCGTAGTTACAGTTAAGTTTACTACAGTTAACGGTAGCACTCCAATTGTAGGTGACTTAATTTGGTCTGGTTCTGCATTTGTAGAAAGCTTAGATATTACTGCTGATATGGAATCTCCAGTTACTTACTCTGCTTCTTTTACAGGACAAGGTCAATTAACTCAGGCTACTAACGCATAATAACACCAAAAACACCAAAATATGAGAGGACATTACGAACTATCCCTAAGTGATGGGACTAAGATACCTATGAGGTTTTGTACATGGTCTTTAAAAAGATTCTGTCAGCTTCAAGGAATTGGTCCATCTGAAATAGGAGATGCTTTAAGTGGTGATAGTACATTAGATGCTATCGTTAACTTGTTGAAATCCGCAGCAGAATATCCTTTATACAAAGAAGGTATTACTCCTAAGTTTACAGACTTAGATGTATGTGATTGGATTGATGATATAGGAGGTATTACAAGTGAAAAGCTACAAGATATCTTTAAAGCATTATCTGAAAGTATGGTAAGTGGCTTAGATAAGCCAGAAACCAAGAAAGGTAAAAACTCTGATGTAAAAAAAAATTAGAGTGGATTGATATAGAAAGATTTTCAATGGGGGAGTGCCAAGTGCTTCCCCATTTGTTTTGGGACATGACGATGGCTGAGTTAGATTTTGTGTGGTATGGGAAAAGACATCAAGAGGAACAAGACTGGATTAAGTTAAGATGGCAGACTACTTTATTGATTAATATTCACATGGGTAAGGGCAAAAAGATAAAGCCTACTGACCTTTTACAACTTGACTGCGATAATCGTAACTTTGTGAAGCAAAGGGTAATGTCAAATGATGAATTACAAGAAGTATTAAAAAAGTATAATAATATCAAACCTATAGGATAATGGCAGTAGACGAAACAATTAGAATTAAGATACAAGCAAATGCTGAAGAGTTTAAGATTGTATCTGACATTATAAATAAAGAACTAGGTAGATTAGGCAAAAACTTTGAGATTTTAGAAGGAAATATTAAGCAATCTTCTAATGCAATGAAAGGGTTTGATAACTCTTCCAAAAAGTTCAATAAAGGCTTAATGAGCATCTCTTTGATTCTACAGGATTTACCTTATGGTTTTAGGGGTATTCAAAATAACATCCCAGCCTTAGTTCAAGGTATGGGACTTGTTTATTTAGCTATATCTGCTGTTACGGCAGCCATGACATACTTTGTATTACAAGGTGATAAGATGTCAAAGAGTACAAAAGCTATGTATGATAGCTTTAAAAGCTTTATTAATAATGCAGCTTCTGCTTTATATTCAGAATTAAAACCTGTATTTGAATCAATAGTAAGTTCTTTAACTGAGTTATGGAAAATGTTTGGTGAGTTTCTTACTGAATCATATATTTCTGCATGGAATTTAATAATAAGTGCAACTAAAAATATTGGACAAATAATAGCAGGTTTGTTTAAAGCCATAGTAGCAATACTTAAAGGAGATTGGCAAGGATTAGGAACAGCTTTAGTTGATATACTTAAAAGAGCGTCTAATTTAATAGTAGATGTTCTTATACATATATTTTCTCTTGTAGATAATTTTAAGGCAGCCGTTATAGGTTTATTTAGCAAAGACATGGCAAATGTCATAAAAGCACAAACAAAAGCTACTGCTGAATCTTTTGCTAAAACTTTTAAATTTGCCTTTACTGAAACGAAAAAGGAAACAATAGATTTATTTAGTTTATTTAAATCACAAGCTAAAGAAGCAGAAGTTACAATAAGTGATTTTCAAAAAACAATGAATAATTTTAACGAACAGATCAAAAAGTTATCTGTTTTGTTTTTAGAGTTTAGGCAAATGTCTGAACTAGATTATTTAGAAGGTCAAATAAAAGCTTTAAATGTTGCTATTGATGATTTAGCTGGACAAAGCACAGATAAGGCAATAAAAAAGTTAGAAGAACTTATTCAACTTAGGGGTGAATTATTACTTACACAAAAATTAGCTGAAGCACAACAAAATATTGGTGGTGATATTGAAGTTATAACTGAGCCTGTAGCAAAGCCAGTATTTGATAAAAATACCTTTGAAGCAGGTCAAATGGTAGCAGAAAATTGGTTTAAGTCTGTAAAGGACAAATTTAAAGAAGTAAAGAAAATGGCTAAAGAAAGCCAAGAGTATTTATTGCAGATTGGCATTGGGATGATGAATGCTTTAGGACCATCATTGGATTTATTATTAGAAAAGGGAGGTAGTATAGGAGAAGTGCTAAGTAAAGCATTTAACGATCTTATTAAAAAATTGGCTAAAGTAGCTATTGCAGCAGCCGTTGTAGTTACATTGTTAGCTATTGTTGGTATTGTTGATTGGGCTGATTTTGGTAAAACATTTGCCAAGTTTGCTGCATCAGGAATGGGTATTAATCCAAATTTACTTTCTAGTACACCTAGTGCAACTGGGATAAAAACTGATTCATTACCAGACTTAACAGCAACAAGTGCAATGCAAAATGAAAGATTAGTGGCTCAAGTTAGCGGAAATGATTTATTGGTACTTTTAAATAGAACGAATAGAAATAATAATAACACATTCTAATGGCATTTATAAACCCAAAATACGAGATTATATTTGATGATGTGTATGCCATCCCTGATGGAACAAACGTCACCTATAGGGCTCAGATTTACAAAGACGGCTATTCTAGTAGCACTATATATCCATTGACTGCATCTAGTAGTCCTTTTATTATAGAAACCATAGATACAGAAGGAGATGCTTTTACTCCCATCATGGCTACAAGAGCAACTTTAAATATTGTAAAGAATGAATATCAGAGCACTAATTACGCTAATTTGCTTGAAGATTTCTTTACGGCTGATGATAATGACTACATGATAGTTGTTACAAAAGGAACTTATAATGGTGCTTATAGTTGGGGAAGTATTATATGGAGAGGGTTTTTTATACCAGTAGATAGTATTCAATACTCTCCAGTAGCTTTAAATAGCTTGTCATTGACATTTGTTGATGGTTTAGCTAGAACTAAAAACAAAAAATATTACTTTAATCTTACAAATGGAATAGGGTTTAATTCAGAAGATAAAGTAAGTATAAAAGACTTATTAATAGATTGCTTTTCAAAGACAGAGTTTACTTTAGATGTATGGGTAAATGAATATTATAAAACCGCAAATGTTCCTAGTAGAAACATAGAAAATATGTACATTAAAAAGAACTACTTAATGGAACAATATGGTGAGTATTTAAGCTATTATAATATACTTGAATACTTGTGCAATAGGTTTGGATGGGAATGCTTTTATAAGGAGGATAAATGGCAGTTAACGGCTTATGGTGCTTTAACTAGAGAATCTAGCATTGCTTATTATGTTTATAATAGTGCAGGTGTTTATCAATCTACGCAAACTGTAGCTAATACTTCTACAGTTGCTATAGATAATACTAATAACTTTAAACAAATTAGTCAATCATTATTAGTTAGCTTTAACAGAGCACAAAAGTCTTATAGTCAATTCAGTCCAATATACAACGCTAAACAACTTATTTCTAATGGATGGTTCTTATCATGGTCTGGTACTAATAATGCAGATTCATGGCTTGAAACTGGTATGGTGGCAACTAAAGCTGATCCCATATACGGAGGTTTATTAACATCTGATACTACAACAAATTCAGGAGAAACTACTAGGGCTTTTAGGTCAGTATCTAATTTAGTAAAAACAGGAGATTATTTAAACGTATCATGGGTTAGTTTTGCTTTTGACTGTACTGCTAGATTTTTAGTAAGAATTACCAATGAAGATAACACTATTACATATTATTTAAATGACACAGGAGAATTTACAACCACTTCATTTACTTTAGGTGCTTTCCCAGTTGGATTCCCAAAACAAGTCTTAGTGCCAATAGATGGATCTTTAACAGTAAGCGTACTTAGACCATTGCAGATAAATCCAGGCGGTGAAATGCAATTAGATTATTTCTTAATACAAAACGTAGGACCTACATCTCAGATTTATGCTTATGATGCTTATAGAGAGGTTGGTAGCAAAAATTCAGAGTTTAAGCCAACTGAAACAGAGAATCTATCATTAGGATATATGTACAATGATATATTTAGAAATGCTGATTCAAATGCAAAAGTTGTAAATAATGTATTTGATGTAGTTTCTTCTTCCTATATAGGTATGTATACAACAGAATATAATGGTGGCTTCGCTAATCAATTTGGAAGAGCAACAACAGGAAGTACTGAGTTGTTTACATTAGTTGCTCAAGATATTGGTATAGACCAAGTACAAACTCAAACTGTATTAGAAGGTCAATTTAAGAGTATAGGGTATTGGTTAAACAGCAAGTTTACTTATTCTTATGATGGTGTAAATACATATACATATTTGTTAAAGTCCTTTAAATGGGATTTAAAACAAGCAGTACAAGAGTCTGTATTGAAAAAATATAATTATAACGGAACAACTATAAATTTAGACATATTTAAAAACTTTAATACTAGGAAATAATGGCATCAGTAATAAATGGAACTAACATACTTCTTTATCAATATAACCCATCAACAAATCTATCTGTACCTTTTGGTGCGGCTACAACTTGTACTTTTAGTACTAGCGTAGATCAGGTAGAAGTTACTACTACAAATTCTGAATCGTATAAAGAGTATTTAGGCTCTCAAATTAGTTGGAGTATATCTGCTGATGGTTTTATAGCCCTTAGTGATTATTCTTACTTATTCTTGCTTAATAAGCTACAAACTAAAGAACAAATAGAAGTTAAGTTTCAGATAAACAATGACAATGGAAGTGGTTCAGGTGCTTTAGGATATAGTGTTTTTACAGGTACTGTTAATATTGTCAGTTTAAATTTGACTGGTCCTGTAGAAAGTGCATCTACTTATAGCGTGTCTTTACAAGGTACTGGTCCTTATACAATATCAGGTACTCAAGCAACTCCTGGTGGAATCGTAATAGAATCTTCAAATGTGGTTATGCATCAATATACAGCATTTGGTGGAGAGTCTACAATTACAATTACAAGTCTTATTGGTGGAATAATATTGTCTGTATCAAGAGGTGGAATGGAGGTTAGAAGCATAGCTACATCAGGATCACCAACGGGTGATAATGTGGTATTTAATGCGTCAACAGGAGTTCTTACCTTTGGCAGAGTTTTAGAGTTAGATGAGTTCGTTAGAATAATTGCAAAACAATAGTTAAAATTTATATATAAATGAGTGCACAGTTACAAGTTACAGGTGAAGCGAAGATAAGGGACATACAAGGTCCAGTAGTGGCTAATGATGGTGTTATAACCGCTTTAGATGGTGCTGCAAATCAGTATGTTCGTGGAGATGGTACTTTGGCAAAATTTCCAACAAGTACTGGTGGTGGTAGTTCTGTAAATTATTATCTTAACGGAAGCGTTAATCAGGGAAATATTGCTGGTTCTGTTTACTATCAAATGAGTAGAACTCCTGTAATTGGAACTGGTACAAACTTTTCAACTTCCGCTAATGGTTTGATTGCTCAATTTATTACGGATGCTAATGACCCAGATTCTGCTCAGATTCCTGCTGGTAATTGGAACTTAGAATTTTATATGAGTGTGAGTGCCTCTAGTGGTGCTTTAGCTTCTTTCTATGTAGAGATTTATAAGTATAACGGAAGTAATTTTACTTTAATAGCATCTAATTCAGCTACTCCAGAGCAATTGACAAACACAACAACTGTTGATGCTTATTACACAAGTGTAGCAGTACCTGCAACATCTATGGCGGTTACAGATAGGGTAATGATTAGAGTATTCGCAAACGTAGCCTCTAAGACTGTAACTTTATATACCGAAAACAATAGATTATCAGAAATTATTACTACTTTTTCTAATGGTATAACAAGTATTAATAACTTAACTAACCAATCTCAATATCTAACAGTTGGAACTGCTGGGAGTGATTTTAATATTGTTTCAAGCGGAGATACGCATACTTTTAACATACCAAATGCAGGAAGTGGAACAAGAGGGTTGATTACTTCAGGTGCTCAAACAATAGTTGGTGCTAAGTCATTTAGTGATCTTCTAACGGCAGCTAATTTAAACGTGAGTAGTGTATTAACAGTATTTGGTAATTTATCTAACGGAACTTATAGTTATACTTTACCTGCTGCTAATGGTCAATTAGCTTTAACTTCTCAAATACCTTCATTAAGTGGTACTGCATATCAAGTTCCAAGATATAACTTAGCTGGAACTAACTTAGAAAATAGTTCTATACTTGATACTGGAACTCCAAGTGGTAGTCCAAGTGGTCAAGTAATAATTAATTCAAGAGTAACTACAAATAACTATGCAGAGATTAATAGATATTTAAGTGTAATTCAAAACACAGACTCAAGTTGGGCTTTACCTTCAAGTGGTACATCTCTTGAAGCGTTTATTACAAGTTTGTCTTCTAGTGTTTTAATATCTGATACTGCTTATTTAAGACCAAGAAAGGCTTCTGATGATACTTTTAAAAGATTTGTTATTCAAGGTGATGATTTAATCCTAAATGATACAACATCAAGAAGAACATTGATAAACAAAGCTGGTTATGCCCAGACTACAACTAAATTAGAGGTTGCTGGTTATACAAGATTTGATTCTAATGTAAATCTTAATGGTACATTATACTTTAACGCAACAGATGCTTCTCAACCTACATACTTACAAAATTCAAGCGGAAATGTAACTCTATTAACAACTGGTCAAATAACATTAGGAGCAAATAGTACAAACAACTTTGTATTTAATAATGGTAATTTATATCTTAATGCTGAAGATGGAAGATTAATAGGTGGCACTAATGTTGGTAGGTTAATTGCAAGTAATAGTGATATTACTGCTTATTTAACAATTCACGGAAGTTCATTTGCCACTCCAAATAAAATAGACCTTGCAACTAATTCTAGTATTCATTTTTATACTGGTTCTAGTTATGTTCAAGCTATGGCTATTTTATCTAATGGGAGAATAGGAATTGGCACAAATACTGCAACTCAAAAATTACAAATTGGAGATGGTACTGCAACTGGTGAACAATATGTAAGAATTTTTAATTCTGCAAGTGATATATATTTAGGTCAAACTGCAAGTGATATATTTGGAGCAGGTAATGGTCAAGCTATTGTAACTGGTCCTACATATACTTCAAATTTTGCCATAGGTACTACAAATGCATCTGCAAATTTAATATTTGGTACAAATAATGTTGAGAGATTTCGTATAGCATCTAATGGTGTTGCATCATTTTCAAACAATGTTGGTATAAATACAAATACACCTATTTCAAAATTGCACGTTAAATTAGGTGCAGATGATAATGTGCATATAGGTACTTTAACTGCTTCTCCAACTGGTAGAGCATTGATAATTGAAACTAATGCAAATGGTGGTCGCATTCAAACATATTCAGCAATTACATCTAGTTATGTTAATACTATAATAAACCCTGAAGATGGAGCTAATGTTGGAATTGGAACAAGTAGTCCTGATAGTAAATTACATATTCGTGGTAGTTCTAATCCATTAATTATAGCTTCTTATGATAATACAAATCTAGTTACTACATATAGATACAAGACAACATATAATCTTGGGTATATTGGTAATGGTGCTGGTGTTTTTTCTGGTGGTGATGATATACATTTTGCAATAGGTGCTGTAAGTAGCTTACTTTTTGCAACTTTAGGTTCTGAACGTATGCGTATTACAAATACTGGAAACCTTTTAATAGGAACAACAGTTGAAAGTACTCTTGCAAAATTACAAGTAAGTGGAGATGCAACATTCTCAAATAGTATTACGGCTACAAAAGTTATTTCAATAGCAGATTCTGGTGGTGTTGCTTTTACGGCAAGAGCAAGAGAAAGTGATAGTAGATATGCTTTTATAGCATTTCAAAATAATTTAGGAACATTTGATAATGCATTATTTGGTGCTGAAAAAATAGGCACAAATGGAGGTGAATTATTTTTCTATACAAAACCAGATGGTGGGAGTTTAGCAGATCGTATGCGTATCAATAGCGCTGGTAATGTTCTTATAGGAACTACAACTGACAATGGTGCAAGATTACAAGTAAGTGGTTCATTAGATGTAAGAAATGCAAATAGTTATTTTGGTAGCGTAAAAGGTTATGTTTATATAGTAGAAGACCAAATAAATAGTTATTTTTCATCAGATGCAGATGCGACATTAAACATAAATTATTATGGATATAATCAAGGAACAACAAGATTTAGAAGTTTTGATGTTTATAATGGTAAAGGTGGTAAAATTTTAGGATTAAATGGTTCTACTGGTGCTGCTACATTCTCAAGTAGTGTAACGGCTGCAGGTAATATAACTTCAGGAACTGGTGCATTTAATACTGGAGGTTTTTTTATTCCTTATAGTACTTCAAGTGCGTCAAGCAGAAATTGGAAAATAACTAACGACCAAGAGGTATTTGGAGATTTTTCAATTAAGCAGTCAAGCACTCAAACTGGATTACCTGATACATATAGATTATATATTAGTGCTGTGGGTAACATTGGAATTGGAACTATTAGTCCTAATAACAACGCTGGTTATGCATCTCTAACTATTAATGGTTCAACAGGTGGTCAAATTACACTTAGAACTGGTGATGTTACAGAAGGATATTTATATAACACATCATCGGGATTAATTTTAGGTGCTGATACAGGTAATTTTTTAGCTTTTGATGCTGGTGCTACCGAACGAATGAGAATCACATCGGGGGGTAATGTATTAATAGGTGCTACTTCACCATTTGATTCAGTATTTAAATTTCAAGTTGGTAATGGTACGGCAGATACAAGGGTATGTTTTAATCCTTCAAATGCTTTTGCATTAGGTTTATCTAATTCATCAGGTAATGTTTATTATTTAGGTGTTGGAGCAAGTGGTTCAGCTGGTTCATTTCAAATTTATAGCAACACAACTGGTTCTGCAAATTTATCAATTACAAGTACAGGAGTGGTAGTAATTTCAAATTTAGCTGGAACAGGAAGTCGAGCAGTATTAGCAGATGCAAGTGGAAATTTATCTGCACCTGTATCTGATATATCTGTAAAAGAAAATGTTAAACCTATTGGTTATGGTTTAAGTGAAATACTTAAAATGAATCCTGTATGGTTTGATTTTATTGATGAGTATAAAAATTACGGAGAAGGTAGACAAAATGGTAATATAGCACAAGAAATAGAAGCAATAATACCTGAAGCAGTTTTTGTAACACCATCAACGGGTAAAATGGGTATTAACTATGACCAATTACACGCAGTTTATATAAAAGCAATCCAAGAACAAACCCAAATTATTAAAGATTTAGAAGCAAGAATTAAACAATTAGAAAACAAATAAAAATAAATATTATGAGTAAATTTTGGGTAATAAACCAATTAGACTGCGTTCCTCAAGATGGTGATTTAACAGACTTTGTCGTTGTCGCACATTGGTCGCGCTTTGCAAAAGAAACAATCAACGAAGTAGAATACCAAGCAAATGTCTATGGTAGTCAATCATTCTCAAAGGATGACGTTACTAACTTTATCCCTTACGAAGACTTAACCTATGACATCGTTTGTGGATGGTTGGATGCTTCTATTGATGTAGAGGCTTTAGACCTTAATTTAGACCAACAAATAGAGAATCAAGTTAACCCACCGATTGTGGTACTTCCTCTACCGTTCCCTAATCCTACGGCATAATGAGTACAATCAAGGACTATTTAATCATTATCCTTGCTTTCTTTGCTATGGTGTGGCTATATGAGTCATGCCATAGCTCAAGTGCTGTTATAGAGTCTATAAAGACCGATACTGTGTATCAAACAAAAGTGTCCACCAGGTGGATGAAAGGAAAAGATATTCCTTATGTAATAATAGCTACCGATACTGTACATGATTCTGTACGTTATTTGGTACATGATACTATACGCATAGTAAGTGATTATATGCGTACTTATGCCTATTCAGACACCATTAACTTAGATTCTAATACCTTTGTCATCAACGACACTATAAGCCAAAATAAGATCCAATCAAGGGGATTTGAGGCTAAAATAACCGAAAAAACCATACTTACCACCATTACTAAGGAAGCTAAAGCTAAGAATAGCATTTATTTGGGCTTTAGAGGCGATTTAAGCGGCTCAAATGGCTTAGAAGTACTAAGTCCTGGAATCATGCTTAATGCCAAAAATAAGGCTCTAATAGGTCTTAATGTAAATATTAATAAAAACTTTAATATAGGCTACTCAGGTAGTGTATATTTTAAAATAGGTAAAAAGTAAGTAAATGGCAGCTAAAAAAGACGTTAATGTAAGTGCTAATCCTCTACCGATTAGCTTTTCTCAGTTTAGTAAAGACCCAATTAAAGGAACTATGTTCCTAGTTATAATCGGTATAACTGTTCTTTATGTAGATATTAGAGGCAATTTCAACAATCAGATTAACTCTCAAGATGCTAGGATTACTAATCTTGAGTATAAGGATAGCCTAAAGACTCAGGCTTTAATTGAGTGTAAAACCGCATTAAGTTCTACTACAACTAAGCTTGAAACCTTAGATGCTATGGGAGCTATTAAATC